TGCTGGAACATATGCTGTTGGAGATGAGGTAAGAATTACATTAGTTAGTAATGATACATCAAGACAGCTTTGGAGAAAAAGTTATTCTGTAACTGTACAACCTGGTTTTACAGCTGTTGCAGATTTAGCAGAAGATTTAAGTAACCAAATTGCTCTTGATGGAGCATCAACTGAGTGTCCTTACACTTCTTCTTTTTTAGTAGGTGTAATTACTGTAGTAGCTAAATCAGTAGAAAAAGATTCAATGAACGCAACTGTGTTCACTAACTCTGCTTCTGGTATAATAGGTGCAGTAAGAGCAAATGGTGTATTATCAGAAGGGCAACCGGCTGATTTAGAAGCAAAAGGTATTCCAGCTGATGAAATACTTTCTGCTACATATGATACGTACAGATTTGAATACAGACCAACAACTCCTCAACCATTTATTGATATGGCTGGTAGAAAATCTATAGAAATTGTTTTCTTTAGTAAGACTGGTAGTACTGGAGCTGCTGATTTAAAAGCGTTAATTGACGCTCTTTAAAAAGTAAGAATAGTTATAAATTATGAGAGCTGACATAAGTTAGCTCTCTTTATAATATTAGTATGGCAACATTAAATGAATTTGCATATAATATCAGAAACATTGGTAGAGCTGGACAAAGTGATGCTGATGATGAAAGATTAAAAATCGATATGATTAAATTTTGGATTAAAGGCTATAGAGCTAAATTAATTCATGATTTAACATTTGCTGGTAAAATGATTGACCCTCAGTTAATACAAGACTTAGGTGTTGTTCCTGTTACTGAAGTTGATAAAGCAGATTCTGATTGTCCAGAATGTATTGAATGGGGTTGCAATGTTTTAAAAGTTGAAATTCCAAAATTAGTTGATTTACCTAATAATAGAGGATTAATCTTTATTGGTTTAATTGACAAACAAACTCCTATTGTATTAGATTATCCTGATACATCATTTTACAAAAGACAAACAAGGTTTGGTAATAAATTTCATAGAGCATATTTAATTAACAATAAATTGTATATAATCACTAAACAAAGTAATAGTGAATTAAAATACATAAATGTTAGAGGTGTTTTTGAAGATCCTACTAAAGCTTTTACATACACAGTACCTGGGTGTGATAAAATTTGTTATGATGATAATATAGATACTTATCCAATACCAATGCGTATGTATGAGCCTATTACACAAGGAATATTACAAAATGAATTAAACATTACACTTAATAGCGTCAATGACGAATTAAATAATGCAAGACAAAACTATCAGCCAGAAGGACAATGATGGAGCTTTAACTTTGTATGGAATATATTTAAGGACAAAAGAAGAGGTAAACAAAGATATTTCAGAATTACCTAAAAGCTACACTAATGTTAGGAATATAGGTTATAGACTATATGGTGATATTGTACGCACTTATTTTAAATTAATTTTCATTGAAATTTTAAATGGATTTTCTTATCCATTATTAAACAAATTCGGCTTTCTGAGGGCTGTAAAAACTTTATGTACAAGATATAATCCAAGTACATTTTCTTTTAAAAAAATTAACGGAAAAACAATTCGTGAAAAAATTGAGTTAGATATCAATAAAACGGATGGATTTTTTTATTTTATATTTTGGGATTCTCCAAAAAAATATCGACATTATAGATTTAGACCTTCTAAAAAATGGAAGTCATTACTATTTAAACAAGTAACTGAAAAAGAAATGGATTTTCCTGATTATAGTTTATTACGTTATGGTAAATATGCTACAAATTCTTATATTCATAAAATAAAATAATATGAGCTCAACTAAAGTATCAATACAAACAATAATAGGTAACGTTATTGGCAATTTAGGTATTCGAAATGTTAATAATGTTATTGATGATTTTGCTCGTTGGGCTGTAGATGCAGAACTTAAAATAGGTAGTCAATCATCATATAAAAGATTTGAATGTGAAATAGATGTTAAAGATAGAAGAGCTTGCTTACCTGACAATTATATTTCGTTAATTGCATTAAAAAAAGGAAATGAGATACTCGATTATTCATTGCAAGACTTTAAAATATTTAGTAAAGGAGCGACACAAGGATTACAAGAAGGAGAAGAAAGAAGATTTATTAGTGGGAATTTACAACCACATGATCCAGGTGTACCAAATGTATTAAGTGTAGAGTTTTCAGGTACATATGTATTAGGAGAAATTGTACAATTAACAATAAATAATAATAGAAACGGAACAGTAACTATAAATACGTTTAATTACACTATACAAGTTGGTGATACATTAAGTACAATAGCTACAAATTTTGCAAATGTAATAATGGCTGTTTCTAATTTAGGATATACAGTTATATCTTCTGGTCCAGTTTTAAACATTACTGCTAATGATAACTTTACAAGTTTATTAATTACGCCATTTACTGATAGTATTTTAGGTAAAATTGAAGTTGATATTTTGCAAAATAGAAGATTCCCTTCTGATTGTGAAACATCAGTAACTACATCTAATGGAACTATAAGAAGAACATCACCTAATTTAGCTAATTTAGCTGCAGCTGATTTAAATACAGGAAATCAATCTCAACATAGTAATGCTATTAATATGTGGGGTCAACCACAATCTGGATATTCAGTTAATGATAATAAATTTTCTATTGAAAATGGATATATCTATTTTAATGTAATGAATAATGAAAAATTAGGTCTTGCATATTTAGGAGTTGATTTAGATAAAGATGGGTGGCCGTTAATATCTACAGTACATGAAGATGCAGTTACGCATTATTTAATGTATATGTATAAAGCAAGAGATTTTTATAATGGCAAATTACCTGGTGGTGTTTACAAAGAAATGCAAGCAAGGTGGTTTTGGCTTTGTGGTCAAGCTCGTGGAGATGATGAAATGCCTGATGGACAAAAATTAAGGCAATTAAATAATATGTGGGCTCAAATATTACCATTACAAAATAAAAATTATTTTTAATGCCAGAAAGATCTACAAATACTTTTCAAGATGGAATGAGATTAGATGTTGATAAATTAAATCAATCTAAATCTTCATATCGTTATTCCTTAAATGGTAGACTTGTTTTTAATAAAGACGGTACATTTTCATGGGAAAGACCAAATGGACAAAAAGATTCTTTTCAAATTGAACCTAATAATGGATTAGATTTATCCAGTTATTCTCCTTTAGGTTATGCTGGACAAGATAATTTAATTGTATTAATATCTAAATCTCAAACAAATAACTTTAGTGAAATAGGATTATTTATCACAGATAATAATGGTATTGGTGAATATAAAACATTATTTAATGATGCAAATGATCCTAATGGAGATTTATTAGATTTACATCTTCATAATCAAATTGAAGCAAGATTTGTATATGAAACAGATAATATTTTAAGAATATATTTTGTTGATGGTGTTGCTAATGATAGTAATCAACCAAGAGTATTTACATTTAAATATGATAATTTATTACCTAAAAATGATGTTAATTCTTATTCTGCAGTTACTACATCAGTACATAGTATAAATTCTCAAAGTGAAATAAATTTAGGACTTATAAAATACATAAGAACTATTGTCGGTCAAGGAAATTTATTATCAGGACAATATCAATACACTTATAGATTAGCATCTAAAGTAGGTTATCGTACACCATGGTATCCATTAACAAGACCAGTTTTTGTAACTACAGATAATGTAAGCACATTAAATCCATGGGAATATGAAATGGAATCAAGCGGTTTAGATACTGCTAAAGCTATTGAATTAGAAGTAAAAGGTATAGATTTAAGATTTGATGAAATAGAAGTAGCATATGTATTTTTAACTACTGATAGCACTCCAACTGAAGCTAATATTTTTAGTATAGTTGAAATATCTTCTAATACAATGACATTTACACATCGTTCTAATGATGGAGAGGTTTTATTAATTGAAGAAATACCAGCTTTTTATCAAGGTATAAGAAAAGCTAAAACATTAAATATAAAAGATACTACTTTATATTATGGTAATATAGTTGAATCTTCTTTTGATGTTGATACAGAATTAGTTTTACAAAATTTACAAGTTGAAGCATATTTTAGAGATATGCGTTCTGACCAAAAAAACATTGATCCATTTTTTCAAGATGGTAGAGATTCATATGTAGCTGGTTCTTCTGGTTTATCAGTTCCACCTGTAATGTTAAATGATGTTTATCCATCAGAAAAAATTATAAAATCTTTACATAGCGGTGTTGGTGGTACTGAAGATTATGATATAAAAGAAGATTATATTAATTATAAAGGCACACAAGTATCTCATTTAACTAAAGGTTATTTTAGAGGAGAAACATATAGATTTGGTATTGTGTTTTTTGACAAATTAGGTTTTCAAAGTTTTGTTTATCATTTATGTGATGTAAAATTACCTCAACAATCTTCAGATGTTTATACAGCTAATAGAGTAAAAGAAGATGATACCGTTGTACCAGTAGCTACAGTAGCATTAACAGAAAAATCATGGACAACTACAACATTTGGAGCAATATTAGATGATGATTTAGTAGATGGTGTAAGTGCTTCATTTGCACAAGATTCATTTATAAGAGTTTTAGGATTAAAATTTCATGGTATTGATATAACTACTATAAAAAATCAAATTAGTGGTTTTATGATAGTAAGAGCATCTTGTGATAATGAAATTTTAGGTCAAGGTTTATTAATGTCTTGCACAAGGCAAGATGATAATTCAAGACCAATGCCTTTTGGG